TTATAAACAGATTAAGACAAAAGAGAGACAAAGCAAAAGAACTAGCAGACGATTACAAAGAACTATACGAGAAACTACAAGAGAAAACATTATAACAAACATATAGATTATGATAACATTACTAAATGGAGAGAAGTGGGATAGACAAGAGTTGCTATCTAAAATGTATGACGATAGCTTTTACTATGGGCATCTAGGCAAACACGCATTAAGTAGCAGTAGTATTAAATTGTTACAGACAAGCCCAAAAAAATATCACTACATTACAAAGTACAGCAAGAACGAAACATCTCCTGCTTTACGTGCAGGGCATTTATTCCACACAGCTATACTAGAGCCTGAAAAATATAGCGAGATAAAATTTATAGATGTACAAAGTAGAAACGCTAAAAAGTTTAAGGAAGCAGTAGAGGAGTATGGCGAATGTTTTACAGCAAAAGAGCAAAGCGAAAACGAAAGGTTAATAGATGCTTTCTTTAAGAACGAACAAGCCTTACAACTTATTACTGATTGTCAAACGGAAGTACCTGCTATTGGTAATATAGATATGATGCCATTTAGAGGCAAAGCAGATGTATTAGGTAAGCAAGGTATAGTAGATTTAAAAACTACAACCGACATACGAGCATTCCCCTATTCAGCTAAAAAATACGGTTATGATATACAAGTTTATATATACTGCCAACTATTTAACATACCTTATACAGAGTTTACGTTTATAGCTTTAGACAAAGGTACACTAGACATAGCGATATACGATGTATCAGAGGACTTCTATTTAGAGGGGGAACGCAAAACATTAGAAGCAATAGACAGATACAAGCTGTTCTTTATAGAAGATGCAGACCTAGATAGTTACACATTAAGAGGCACACTATGATAACTAACGAGGACAATATGAAGTTAATGGCACGTTATTCTGATAACCATTTTGACCTTGCTATTGTAGACCCACCATACGGCATTGATATTAACGTAAATATGGGTAGGCGCAAGGGCGATAAAAAAAGCGACTATCATAAATTTGCAGGTAACGATAAATCAATACCAAGTAAAAGCTATTTTGAGGAATTATTTAGAGTTAGTAAAGAACAGATTGTGTGGGGTGGTAATTATATGACAGATTATTTATATCCTAGCCCTTGTTGGTTATTGTGGGATAAAGGATTTAGCGAAGATGTAACATTTGCACAATACGAGTTAGCTTGGAGTAGCTTTAAAACAAGTGCTAAAAAATATGATTACAATTCAGCTAAAAATAGAAATAGAATACACCCTACACAAAAACCAGTAGCTTTATACGAGTGGTTACTAATGAACTATGCAAAGGAAGGGGATAAAATACTTGACACCCATTTGGGCAGTGGAAGCATAGCAATTGCTTGCCATAACTTGGGATTTGATTTGACTGCCTGTGAATTAGATACAGATTACTACAACGCAGCTATGAAGCGAATAAACGAACATAAACAACAAAAGAGATTATTTTAATGAAACGATTTATAAGCGATATAGAAATGATACAACTAGCCATCAAACTAGGAGACTATGAAGATGCTTTAGAAATGCTACAAGAGGTTAAAGAAGAAATGATTATAAAAGAAGACAAGAGGTTAATGATTATATTAGATGCATTGAATTACGAATAATTTTATATATTAGCAACACAAACATAAACACAAACATTTATATTATGAACAATAGAGAAATAAAACGAGGAGAGTTTAATCAGTACTATCCAATAAGTGAGTTAAAACTTGCTTCTGTTAATAGGGATATATTCCAACAACACGCAGAGAACTTTAAAAACAAACTCAATAACTTTGGGTGGATGCTGCCAATAGTGATTACCAACAAGGGTAATGTAATAGAAGGGCATCACAGAATAGAAAGTGCAAGGCTATTGAAACAAAAGACAATCCCTGCCTATATTGTTAGTTGGGTGGATGCTGATAATGATAAGGAGCATTTAGACTATATAATAAATATAAACAATGGTAATAGGGCTTGGACTACTTTAGACTATCTTAAAACATTTGCTAAACAAAATGAGCATTACAAGTTAGCCTTTGATGCTTTTGAGAAAAACAGCAATAACATAACAGTAGGTAATTTAGTACACATATACTTTGGCTATGCGAATAGAGAGAAGTTCAAAAACGGTAATTGTGTAATAAAGGATTTAGAATTTGCTGAATATCTTTTAAGTAAAATAACATCACTTGTTAAGCGACACGGTAAAAGTAAGATACAAGCATACTGTGCAAGAGAGATAATAAAGATAGCATACCTAAAGACAAAGATGAATATTAAGGCTATGGACTACATACTTGATGTGTACGATGATATGGCTAAAAACAATCACTTGTCCTTAACTTCTATTACAGATTTTAAAACACATATGGAAAGACAATATAATACATTTAAAAGGTTATCTCGTGCTAATGCGTAAGACTACACTAATAAAAAGTTATGCCTACTTTAAAGGACAATTAGAGTGGGCATACAAAAACACAAATGAGAAACTAATAAACTATTATACAGATGAAATACAAAAACTTCTTACTAAATACTACACAAAGAAACAGGGAGAACATACAACACCTAAAAACTTTGATTGAGAAGCAAACAGGAAAAGACATAACAATAAACACTAGACACAGAGAAATAGTATTTGCTAGAAAGATATACTACAAGATACTAACCCTAACTACTAAAATGAGTTACAAGTCTATGGGGGGTACACTAGGGCAGACACACGCAACTGTGATACATTCCCTAAACAACTTTGATTGGGATTACGATCATAACCCTGCATTTAAAGAAGCATACGATAGAGTATATAATTTGTACACTAAAAAGGGTACTGTTGCTACTGTTGAGACAATGCTATACGAAAACAGAGTGCTAGAAGAAAAGATAGTTGAACTAAAAGGTCAGATAGACGAATTGAGAAGCGAGTTAAAAGAAACACGCAGAAACAATATAAGACCTAGAAACCAACAAGCAACTATTTACAATGCTTCTGAAACAGTAATACTATGAAAATAAACCACACAAAAATATTAGCTTGGATAGTAATAGGAATTATGACAATAGCTATATGGAATAGTATATATAATTTAGTGTTTTAAAAAAGTAAACTAATTACGTTATACTTATATGTATAATACTGAAGAAATAAGACTTGAAGCACTTAAAGCAATAGAAGATAACAACCTTTTATTTATAGGGGATATACCTGCTTATGTAGGCTTCTCCAAGCGTACTATCTATGACCATAAGTTGCACGAATGTAACGATATAAAAAGCGCATTGAATAAAAACCGTTCTGATATGAAAGTTAAGATGCGTAAGAAGTGGTACGAAAGTGATAACGCAACATTACAAATAGGACTGATGAAGCTGATTAGTGATGACGATGAAGCACACAGATTGAATGGTACAAAGCGAGAGATAAAGCACGATACAAAACAAAAGAGTTTTAAGGTAGAAGTGATTGATCACAATACAAGTAAATAAAGTATATAACCATCTAACCAACTCTAATAAGAAGATAACATTAGAAGTAGGTGGAACTAGGAGCGGTAAGACATACAATGTTCTGCTGTGGATAATACTACACTATTGCCAACACAACGAAAACAAAACGATTACTATATGCCGTAAGACATTCCCTGCTGTACGTGCTACTGTGATGCGAGACTTTTTAGAGATACTTAAACGTATGGACTTATACGATGAACAGCACCACAACAAGAGTAACCACGAATATAAGTTAGATAGCAACCTTATAGAGTTTATATCATTAGACCAACCACAAAAGGTTAGAGGGCGCAAAAGGGATTTACTTTTTGCCAATGAGATGAATGAACTGACATTTGAAGATTGGCAGCAATTAGTATTTAGAACAACAGACAAGATAGTAGGAGACCTTAACCCTTCTGATGAATACCATTGGATATGGGAAAAGCTAGAGCAAAGAGAAGATGTAGAAATATACAACACTACCTACTTAGACAATCCATTCCTAGACGATAGCATAAGAAGCGAGATAGAACTACTAAAAGACACAGATGAGAACTATTGGAGGATATATGGACTTGGGCAAAGAGCAATATCTAAAGCAACTATATTCAAATACACGGAGATTGATAGCATACCTGACGATGCACAGCTTGTGGCTTATGGGATGGACTTTGGATTTAACGACCCTACTACACTTGTTGCGACATACAAGAAAGACCACAACCTATACTTTAAAGAAATGCTATACAGGTCAAAGATGACAACAGAGGACATACACCAATACTTAAAAGGAGTAGAGGTATTAGGTATGACTTATGCAGATAGCGCAAGACCTGAAATAATAGAACAGTTGCGTAGATACGGACACAAGGTAATGAAGTCTTATAAGGGTGCTAATTCTGTACTAGCAGGGATAGACCTACTTAAAAGGTATAAACTCCACGTAACAAAGGATAGCGAGAATATGATAAAAGAGTTTAGAAGCTACAAGTGGAAAGAAGATAGAGCAGGTAGAATAACTAACGTACCTGAAGATTTGTTTAACCACACACTTGATGCTGCCAGATATTCCTGCTATTCTATATTAAGTAAGCCTAACTTTGGCAAGTACTATATACATTAGTTTTATAAACATTTGGTTAATTAAAATATTGTTTATATATTAGCACTATAAAACAAACATTATGAAACTTTCAAAATCACAATTACAAGACATCCACGAACACGCTAGCCATATGGCTATGACTGCATCAAGAGAAACTTTAGAAAAAATGTTCGTACAATATTACATCAAGCATAGTATTCATCTTGAAGAACTTAATGACACTTGTAAATAAAAACAAACATTATGAAACGTAAGATAGAAAACTTTATATTTGACACAATAATATACGTAGCTGCTTTTGGACTAGTATGTACGTTTTGCCAACTATGCGCACACGCAGATAAATGGATGGGCTTATGAAAGATTTAGAAGATTTAGAAAAATTAGCACCTGCATTTACTGAATATCTATTAACTTTAGAACTGTTAACACGAACACATTTGTCTAAAAGAAAGAGCAGTAATTTAAGGCATACTTTACGAATATTAAATTACATCACAAAAGATTTATACGACCAACTAACAGACGAACAATGATAGTAGAAATAGGAAACAAACACTTTAGAGACACAGGGGAAACTATGCAAGAGGTATATTGGAATGAAACCTTTGAAGAATGGACACCTGTACTATGGGAGCAACAAATGGAGATATGAAACTACACAAGCTACACACAGGAGTTATAATAACTCACATAGACACAGGAACAGGCATCAGCGTAAAAGCTAGACACCCTAAAGACAAGGACTACATAGTGTGGGAATTACTACACAAAACACAAGAATTTTATAGAGGGCTTTATTAGCCCTTTTTTTTATTCCTAAAAACTTCGTATATATACGTTATATTTATATGAAGTATGAATTAAACGTACCTACAAGCCTAAACGAGATAACACTAGGTCAATACCAACAGTATCTAAAACTACCTGAAGGCTTAACTGAAAACCAAGTAGCACTTAAAATGGTGGGTATCTTCTGCCAAGTGCCTGACACAGTTGTAAGAAACATAAAAGCTGCTGACATACAAACAATAGTAGCAACCCTTACAAAGATGTTTGAGGACACTCCTGACCTTACAAGAGAGTTTAAACTAAACGGCAAACGATACGGCTTTATACCCAACCTAGACGATATGTCTTTTGGGGAATACATAGACATTGACACATACTTGGGAGATTGGGATAACATAGAGAAAGCTATGGCAGTCCTTTATAGACCTGTACAGGGCAGTTATGACAAATTATATAACATAGAGCCATACGAGGCTAAAGATGCGTTAGAGTACAAGCATATGCCTTTAGGAGTTGTATTAGGTTCTATTATTTTTTTTTACAATTTAGGGAGCGAATTGTGTCAGGTTATGATGGACTATTCACTCAATCAGGAAATGACCTATCAACAGAAGCAAACTTTGGAGCAAAGTGGGGTTGGTATCAATCAATATTCGGATTGGCTCAAGGAGACGTTACAAGATTTGAAAATATCACTAAACTAAATATGCACGAATGTTTATATGCATTAGAGTTTATGAAAGAGAAAAACGAATTAGAAGCAAAAAGAATTAAACGAAATGGCTAATATAGCAGCAAGAGGTTTTTACCTTGTACTAGATAAAATAAAAGATGAGTTACTAGCTAACAATAGTGTTAATACAGTAACGACAGGGGATTTATTTGACATTGATTTAAACAAACAAAATATGTTCCCACTTACACACATCATTATTAACAACGTAGGTATGCAAGATCAGGTGTTAAACTTTCAGCTATCAATACTAGCTATGGATATTGTAGACACATCAAAGACAAAGACAGCAGACGTACTTATAGGGAACGATAACGAGCAAGACATACTAAACACCCAACTAGCAGTAATAAACAAACTACTAGGAGCATTAAGACAAGGCACTTTACACTTTGATATGTTTCAGCTTGTAGGAGACCCTACCTGTGAGCCTTTTTATGATAGGTTTGAAAATGAGTTAGCAGGGTGGAGTTGCGATATAACAATACAAATACCTAACGACCAAAACTTGTGTTAGACAATACAGAGGACATATTAGAGAAATTTGCCAAGAGGGTAATACAACAATCTAGGACACGGCTTACTAAAGGTAAGATGAACGTAGATAAGAAACTGTACAACAGCCTTAAATACGATTTAAAAGTATATCCTACTGCATTTATGCTTCAATTCCTAATGGAAGATTATGGAGCGTTTGTAGATGAAGGAGTAAAGGGTACAAAGTCAAGTGCTAAAGCACCTAATAGTAAATTTAGATACAAAGAGAGTAGCAACCTAGTAGGGCTAGAAGCTGCAACAGGTGTGTTCGGTAAGTGGGCTAAAAAGAAAGGGTTTAGATTAAGAGACCCTAAAGGAAAGTTTGCTAAAGGCACATATAAGCGTATGGGCTTTATACTAGCACAATCCATAAAAAAGAAAGGTATTAAAGCGACACATTTTTTTAGTAGGAGTTTTGAGCAGACATACGACAAACTACCTAAAGAACTAATAGACGCATATAAATTAGATTTAGAGGAATTTTTAACATCAACAACAAGTGGCAATTAAAATAAACGTAAGAAGTCCGTATTATGTAAAAGCAAGTAATGCTAGTTTGGCATCAGCTACTATGGAACTATTCATATACACAGGTACATTTACAACGGACAAGGGAACAGCTAAATACACAATAACTAAAAACGAGATAAGCAGTAATAACTATGTTGTGTTTGAGATTGCAGAACTTGTAAGGGATTACCTAGATATAGAATTTGATGGGGAGTACGATAGTCAAACCGTATGGGTTGAAGCTGATATAGAAATGTTTGATGCTATCAATGGCGGTGGTTCTAGTTTAGGCACAACAAGCACAGACTATATTGCCTTTGATGGTTACGGATATTTCGAAGATGCTATCAATCCTGAATTAAGTAGAACGTACTTACAAAGTAATTACAAAATATTCAGACCTAGCGACCAAAATGTTAGAATACCTGTATTTACAGAGGATACAGATAGCGTTTCTTTTCTATATAAAGGAGAGGTAAAGCGAGTACAAAGCATAAGCAGTAGCACAAACACTAACGGACAAATAGACTACATTACAGTATCAGGTGCTGACAACACAGACAATTACAAAGAACGAGTATTAGCAGATGGTGGTACACTTGAAGACAATAGCCTTTTAGATGCGTTTTTAGAGAGCGTAGACATAGGCTTGGTAGATGAACTATATATAAACTCTGATAATGGCACAGAAGCCGTTAAAATAAGCACAGAGCCTTGTTCAAAGTATGAGCCTTACAAAGTTACGTTCATCAACAAGTTTGGCGCATTACAGGATATGTACTTTAGCCTTAAAAGCACAGAGAGCCTAAACACAACAGGCGAAACCTACAAATCAAATGCAGTAGACTTTGGCACGCTAACATACGGCACTTACAAACCACAAGTAGCACAATACAACAAACTAGGAAAGGAAAGCATTACGCTAAACACTAACTACCTATCAGAAGAATACAACGAAGTAATAAAGCAGCTTATGATGTCAGAACAAGTATGGCTTACTAGACTAGACAATCCTGCACCTGATAGCAACAACCCTGAAACCGTATTAGCTGTAATACCCAAAACACAAAGTGTAACATACAAAACAAGCCTTAATGATAGACTTGTACAATATACAGTAGACTTTGATTATGCTTTTGACAAAATAAATACAGTAAGATAGTGATTATACAACTATACATAGAAGGGCAAAGGGTAGAACTTTTTAAAGACGAAAGTGTTACTATAACTGACAGTATTCAAAACGTTAAAGACATTGATAAGGTATTTACTGCCTTTACACAATCATTTAGCATACCTGCATCTAAAACTAACAATAAGATATTCAAGCACTATTATAACTTTGACATAGTCAATGGTTTTGATGCACGTAAGAAAGTAGTAGCATCTATTGAACTAAACAACCTGCCTTTTAGAAGTGGTAAGATAAAACTAGAAGGAGTAGACCTAAAGAACAACAAAGCACATACATACCGTATCACATTTTTTGGGGATATTGTAGACCTTAAAGACAAACTAGGAGAAAAGAAACTATCAGACCTAGACTTGACTGCATACAACTTAACGTATGATGAAACAACAGTAGAGACTAAACTAACAACAGCACAAAGTAGTAGCAACCATATTATAGCACCTTTAATTACTCACAGTCAAAGATTGTACTATGATACAGGAGCAGATATATTTGATGATGGTAATTTGCATTGGCACGGTGGCGGTGGTACACACGTACACGGTGTAAAGTGGAATGAGTTAAAATACGCTATACGAGTAAATAAGATTATAGAACAAATAGAAACAGACCTTGACCTTTCTTTCTCTACTGATTTTTTTAAAAATACAAGTATTGATAAAATGGATAACTTGTTTCTTTGGCTACATAGAAAGTCAGGAAAGGTAGAAGATTTATCAGGAAGTACAACTTTATTTGAAACTCAAGTAGATGGCTGGACACCTAACACAGAGGGTGGTTTTGAAATTACAAGCACAACACTTAAAGTAACAGAGGGTGTACCTGATAGTTATTATTCACAATTCCATTTACAATTAAACACAACAAGTTTAGTAGCTTATGATGTAGAAATATTTAAAGATGGTCAAAGTGTTTACAATGAAACAGACATTACAGAAAACCATACAGTAGATGGAGATGCAGGAGATTTTGATATAGGAGATGGAGAATATACTGTATTTATAACCACAACACAAGCCATTACATTTACTAATATTGCTTGGCTTTTAATATATTCTGAACCACAAGAACCACAAGTAGAATTCGATGCTCAAACAGGCAGCTATACTACTAATGCAGCATTTACATTTAACGTAAATAAGCAAATGCCTGATATTAAAATACTAGACTTTCTTACAGGGCTATTTAAGATGTTTAACCTAACAGCCTTTGTAGTAGATGGTGTAATACAAGTAAAGCCATTAGATGACTTCTATACAGGCACGGATACATACGATATAACAGAGTTTGTAGATGTGAATAGTAGCAAAGTAGATGTAGCTTTGCCGTACAGAGAGATAGAGTTTAAATTTAAAGACACTAAAACATTTTTAGCAAATAAATTTGGAGAACTTAATAACAGGGATTGGGGTAAGATATCATATAATGCAGGCGAAACAGCATTAGCAGGGCAATTATATAAAGTTGAGTTACCTTTTGGTCATTTACTATATGAGCGTTTAAATGATGCTGATGATGGATCACAGTTAAACATACAATGGGGTTATAACGTAGATAAAAGCCAAAATGCTTATTTAGGCAGCCCTTTGCTTTTTTATCCTATTCTAGTTAGCACAGGGGATATATCTTTTGTTGATGAATTAAATGCCGACAACGAAGCAATAGACCACAAAAACTTAACATCAGTAAACTTACCTTTTAATAGCGTAAGTAACAATTCAGCTACTAATGATTTTCAATTAAACTTTAACAGAGAAAATAGCGAATGGTCAGGAGATACAGATTTTGCAGAAACATTATTTACAAACTATTCTAATTATATATCTAGTGTATTTAACACCAAGCAAAGACTAACAAAGCTAAAGGCTTATTTGCCTATGCGTATCTTACTTAACTATGGTTTAGGGGATAGGTTTATAGTAGCAGGAAACCAATACAAGATAAACAGCATAAGCACAAACCTACTTACAGGACAAAGCGACATAGAACTAATAAATGATTTATGATTAAGAATATACTAGACTTATTAGAATTAGCAAAAGGAGAAACAGAGAATATCCGTATAGCACAAGGTAAGTATCATTTGCCTAGTGGGTTAATGGGTGCAGGTAAAAAAATTAAAAGAGAGGCGAAATGGAAAAAATAACTTTACAATTAGATGCTGACATTTCACAAGCAATAAAAGGCATAGACAAAGTAGATGAAAGCATACAAGGCTTAAATGATGAACTTGTTACAACAGGTAAGGGTTTTGAGGGTGTAGATGATGGCGCAAAAAAGGCATCAGTAGGTATAAAGGGTATTGGCACAGCTTTAAAAGCAGCAGGAATTGGATTGGCTATTGCTGCCTTTGCCAAGCTAAAAGAAATATTTGAACAAAACCAAGTAGTAGCAGATGCGTTTAATACAGCCTTTGAGTTTATATCTATTGCATTTAATGACTTCGCCAATTTTGTTATAAATAATGCTAGTGTAGTAACAGATTTTTTTAAAGCTATATTTGAAGACCCTAAACAATCCCTTATAGATTTTGCTAATGCTTTTAAAAGAAACATACAGGAACGATTTGAAAGCTATTTAGATACACTAGGCTTTTTAGCAAGTGCTGTTAAAAAAGTATTTGCAGGGGATTTTGCAGGTGCATTAGAAGATGTTAAAAGTGCAGGCAAGGAAAGTATAGATGTACTTACAGGAGTAAACAATTCATTTGATAAAGGTACAGAAGCTATAAATAAAGTAGTTAAAGGTACTTCTGATTATGTAAAAGAAACAGGCAAAGCAGCGGCAGCAAATGTACAACTAGAAAAAACAGCTAGACTTGCAGAAGCAGCTAATCAGGGGTTAATTGAGAAATACGATAGACAAGCTGAACAATTACGACAAACAAGAGACGATGAAAGCAAGAGTTTTGAAGAACGTATAAAAG